CCGAACAGGACAGGCTCTTCGTGGTAGTTACGGGGAATGCCCTTAAACTCTTTGAAGACCTGCGCCCACTCATCAGCGCGTTGATCGTAAATTCCGTTGAACTCTTCGTTTAGGATCGGTTCAACGATCGAGCGGAAGTCTGTACTTCTCATTGGGGTAGCCATTGTTCAAGCCCTCCTTAGTACGCGGCCACATTAGCGACGTTTTGATGTTCGCTGATCTGGACCTGAGCGATGACATACGTGTCACCCCAGTTGTTGTCGGGACCGGGAGTGATCCCGATGAGGCGCATTTGAGCGTTCGCAGCAGCAGTCGAGACGCCCAACATCATCTGGCTAATGCCGACAGTTGTCGAACCAGTACCGATGGTGGTGGTGTCATACTGCTTACCAATGTCGGCTACGTTCAGAGCGGCGTCGCTCTGGATTTCATAGACGATGGTTGGGTCGAGCGTAGCGTAAGCAACGATGTCAGTCGCTGCGAGCGATGCAGTCCACTTGTTGGACACGCGACGGCGACCGTCACTGTCCGTGAACTCAACGCCTTGGAAGGTGCCGATGAAAGCGGCACCGACAGCGGCTGCAACAATAGTACCTTCCGTTTCGCCACCAGCAGTTGATGGTGCGATGCGGACGGGTTGGTTCTGTAGTATGTTAACGGCGTAGCCTGTCTGGATCGTGAAGGCGGTAGGACGAACCACGCCGCTTGGCGAATAGACAGGACGTAGGCCGAACGGTTGTGATACCGAAGACATAGCCTTAATCCTTTTGTTAGTTAGATGGACCCGCGATTAGTCGAAGCGACCAATTCGGGGGTTGTTCTCACGCATTTCCATCAAACCGTCGCCTTCGAACAACGTGCTTCCAGAACCCTCCGCCTGTTGCCGCATGATCTCTGCGGTTTCAGCCAGCTTGTTCTCCTCACGTAACGGAGCATCGTGGTGAGCTTCCTGCATAAACCTTTGATACAAGGTTTCGGGCAGCTTAAACGCGATCATCTCGTTGACACCAATCAATCCAGCCCATTCGCCTGTCTTGACTGAGGCGAACTCCATGCCCGGTACATCTGTTGCCTTGATCGGCTCGTAACCGAGCTGAATGCGGCGATGTATCGGATCACGAGGGTTCGTCGTCGTGAGCCAGCACATGTGATACCCGGGCATGTCCGGTAAATCAGGTAGTGCGTCATTAAATAACTGCGCCCGGAACATCTCGAGCCGGTCGTCATCAGTCACTTCGCGGTTTTCGGTGACCTGTCGGTCCTCCATTTCGCGTGACTGCCGTCCTACACCGAGTTCCTTCTTCAAACGCTCATCAGTACTATTTGTCATGTTGTCTCACTCCAGTTTTCAGCGAGCCGAACTTTTGTCGTAAGCCTGATAAGCCTTGAGCATCTGGTTGCGACGTGGAACGTCATCCCAAATGCCTGCGTCTATCATAGCTTGTTTTCGTTCGGGTGTCACATATATTTCTCGTTTTGTTGAAACGGGCGCGTGCTCACGCGTCGTTCCAGTCGGGGGTGCCTTGCGTTTGCTAGGACTTGAGCGGGTTTCCGCCTCGTCGTCGCCAATGCGTGAGGCCACGCGGCGGGTCAGTTCGTGCCAGTAATCGGCGTCCTTGGGGTTGTAACCCTCGGATGCGAGCTGGTTGTCGATGACCTTCGTGATGGCGCTGTCCTCGTCACGGCCGCGCGGGTCGTACCAAGGGTTCGCGTCCATCCATTCCTTTGCGTAGTTTACTACACGCGGGTCAGGGCCGGGGTTGGCGTGCTGCTGGCGGACTTGCTCCACCTGCTGCTTCTGTTGCCACAGTTGCTGCGCCTCGTACTGCGCCTCGTCACGCAGACGCATCGCCGTTGCCACGTCGTCACCGTTACCGGCCTCGACTGCGCGGGCGATGATGCTCTCGGCCTGCTTCACGTCGGCCTGAGCCTGCGCGATGCGGTGGTCGATGGCGTTTACATTGCTGGCAAGCGTGTTGCCCTCAATGGCAGAGACGCGACGCAACAGCGTATCGTTCTGCTCACGCAACTCGGCAAGCTCGCGATCTGCGTGCTCTTTGGCGCGTCTCTGCCGCTCGCGCTGCTTAACGCGCTTGACGTTGCTGCGGCTCTTGCGGGCGATCTCCTCGTCACTGTCGTCTTCGCTGTCGCCAAGCCGCTCGTCTCCCTCATCCTCGTCATCATCGCTATCGTCAGCATCTTCGGTCTCGGCCTCCTCAACGGGGGCCTCGCCTTCGATGATTACGATGTCGTCTTCGTCTTTTTCTGTAATTTGGTTGTCAGCCATATCTATGCTCCTAGAGGAATGCCTTGACGGCAAGCGGGTCACCAGTGACCTTGCCCACCAAATCAAGATCGTTGAAGATTACGACGATGGCCTCTTCCCCATCATCGGTCTTTACCGACCAACGGTCACCGCCGTAGCGGGGCACGCGGACGAAGTCGCCGACTTCGCACCACGACCCTTCGGGCCAATGTTCCATTGTGTTGCGGTTCTTGAACGCGAGGCTGCCGACGTCGATGACCTTGGCTACCTGCGTGTTGTAGTGCTCCGTCTCGCGGACGTCGCCTGTGAGGATGATGCCACCCTTCGTCTTTGTCTTGGGTGTCCGTATCTGGCACAGGACGCGCGAGCCGAATGGCTTCACGCCTGCGTCACAGGGTGGGAATGCTTCATCAAGTCCGTCGTAACTAAATTCGACGCTGTTTCCATTTATCTGCATGTGTGCTCCTAAAATTCACGCTTGTCGTCCTCCGCCACCGTGTTGATCAGGATTTCCTTGGCCCGCTGCAATCCAGCGTACAGGCCAACGGCGCGTCCATAATCAAACTCGGTCTTGCCGGACGGCCTCTCCAGCGCCTCAACAGCCATCGCTGACTGCTCTGTCTCAAGACGCTGAAGGAGGGTCTCTATCCTCACGCAGGTGTCTTGGGTGACTTGCCTACGGGTGGCATGATGCCCATCGCCATTTTCTTGTGCATGGGCATGAACTTGTCACTCGCCTTCGGGCTGCTGCCCTTCGGTGTCGCGGTCTTTGCATTGTCGGCCATATGGTTTTCCTTATGGGTTAGGGTTTATCCCAGTGCCGGTCGACACTGCGATGCGTTCGCCAGACATGATCTCGGCCTGCGCGAGTTGCATGGCCGTCTGGTTGTCTTGCTGGTTCATGGTCATGCGGGCGTTGAGTTCGGCCGACTTGCGGGCGTCCTCGCGGTCCTGCTTCATCTGCTCAAGCTGCTGCTCGATCTGTAGCTTCTGCGCCTGAAGCTGCATTTCGGCTTGGCTCTTCATTGCCTCGGCCTGCATCTTCTGACCCTCGATCTGCATTGCAGTCTGATCCTTCTGGGTCTGCACCTGCATCTTCTGACCTTCGAGTTGCATCTGCGCCTGATCGCGCTGCGCCTGCGCCTGTAGCTTCTGGCCCTCGATGGCGGCGCGCGGATCTTGCGGCGGCTGCGGTGCGAACTGCTGCATCATCGTCATGGCCTGCGCAATGACAGGCGGCAGCGATGCGAACACCTCAGTCGCGTCGGCGACCACAGTCTGGGACGCCTCGGCCAGCATGCGATCGAATGCACGGCGTGCCTCGTCGTCCTTGAGGTTCTTCATGTCCTCGGCGATGTCGATGCCTGACGTATCTTCGGCCAGCTCAAGCACGGTCGACGCGTACCACAGCGCAAGGTGTTCCTTGATGTGGCCGAGTATCACCGGCAGGTAGGCTGGCGCGATGAGCTGGCTTGCTCCGAGCGCTGGGTTCGTCATGTACGCCAAGTGCGTCTTGAGGTGGGCGATGTGGTCCTGCTCAGGGAAGGCGACGATCGGTCGGCCCATTGTGGCCGTGACGTTCTCGTTGACCGCGTTCTGCTGTTTCGGCTCTACCGGCGGGAGCAACAACTCCTTCGGGTTCGGTACGCGCAGCGTCTCAAGCAGACGCTCCTCGACCTTACGCAAGTTGTACAGTTGCGGCAGTGCGGCGGCCCGCTGCGACACCGCCTGAACCTGCGCAAAGCGCTGGCTCTCGCTGAAGATCGAGGGGTCGGACACAGGCACAACGTCCATTGGGCCTTCAAAGTCAGCGCGCGTGGCCAGCACTTCGCCGACCTCGTGCTTCACGTCCGCGTCGTCCAGATACATCGCGTTGAGGCGGTGCAGGATGCGCAGCGTGCGGGCCATTGCGCTGTGCAGACGCGCGTGGATCGACGAGAAGACGGTCATGCCCTCTTGGATCAATGCAAGTGTCGTGCCGACTGGCGCGTTCGGGTTCTGGTCGGCGAGGTTATCCATCGACGTGCGGACAACGCCCTTGCCTGCATCGACCACAAAGCCGAGCAGTTGGAACAATGTCGGCGATGGCGGGTTGAACGGTATCGGCATGGCCAGCTTGCGGACGTCGTCCACATTGAGGCCGCCCTCGATCTCCTCGACCTGCGTCGGCTGGATGTTCAGCGACTGGCCGCCGCGTGTGCCGCCCTTCAGCTTGAGCATCGTCGGCACGTTCTGGATGTGCGCGCTGTCCATCAGTGCGCGCAGAGCGCCAGTCGCGGCAGCGGACAGGCCGCCGATCATGTGCGGCAGGCCAATCGGGTAGGCTCCGCGCCACGGGATGAACGGGAACTCGACGAACCAGTCTAGTGGCTCGCGGCTCTCGTCCTCTTCGTCCCAGTTGCGGTAGATCGCGAGTACCTTGCTCGACGGCTTGTCGATCGTGATGATGTACGGCGCGTTGCCGTCACCCTCAACGTCGGCGATGACGTGGCACTCGAACACGGTGCGCAGTCCGTCCTCGTTGTAGCTGGTGTCGCTACGACCCTCGATCTTGTCGTTGGCGATGTCGGCCGCCGAGCGCTCAGGCTCTTGACCGGCTGGCGTCAGGTCGACGTCGCGGTACATGCCGCTCTCGACGCGCATCTCATAGTCGAGCTGCGTCAGGTACTGGACGTGCGTCTTGCGCTGCGCGGTGTAGAAGTTGGTCGCAGCAAAGGGCAGGTACATGTCGTCGATCATGACGGCAAGGAAGCCGGGGCGGTTACGCGCCTCGTCCCATGACATCTTCAGGTACTGCGCGCCGCCCAGTGGCACCTGCGTCAGTAACTGCTCAAGCTCCGAGCGGAACTCTTGGCTCTGCACCGTGAGCTGCCAGTTCATGAGCGACGTCTTGCGCTTCGCCTTCTGGATCTTCTTGATCGTGACTTCGCCCTCGATCAGATCCTTGGCTGGGCCTTGCGGGGGCAGAAGCTCCTTGATGGCGCGCGATGCGAAGTCGATGCACGCCTCGGTCATCATCGGGTGCACGACCTTCGATGCGCCTTGGAACTGTGCGCCACCGGGCGCGTCATCGCCCAGACCTGTGCGGCGGATGCCCTCCTCGTACTGTTCGTCGCGCTTCTTGCGCGCCTCCTTGTCCTTCGTGATCAGGTCGAGGAACTTCGATGCCAGTGACTTTAGGTCCGGTTCGGGCATAGTTTCGGCAAGGTTGTCGTAGAACTCGCTCTCGCCTGCGGCTGGCCCGTTCTCGTCGAGCGTGACGATCGCGCCACCGTCGTCGGTGTCCTCAACGTCCGTCACGTCCTCGCCGTCGAACTCAACGGTCTCACCCTCAAGGATGTCATCTTCTGGCTGCATATCGTCTTCGTTCATGTTCTATCCTTACTGACCGTATGGGTTCTGGATAACCTTCGGCGGCGGTCGATCGAGATCAACCTTCTGGGTTTCCTTTATCACTGAAACAAGTCTCTTGTCGATGCACAGTCTGACGCACTGCGTCATGGCGTCGACATAGTCGTCGTGCTTTACGCTCCTCGGCCCGGTGAATGCGCACAGTTGCGCAAGCATCGGCTCGACCCACGTGCGCGGCTTGCCGGGGAACTTGTCGCTCTCGGGCAGCCACACCCGCTTTCGTGCGAAGACGTGACTGACCATGTGCAGGCGCGCCAGCTTGTCTGCCCGACCGGGGTTGTAGGCATAAGCGTCGATGCCCTCCCGTTCGAGCATCTGTCTCAAGCTGATGCCGCTCCCCTTGTCCTCGATCAAACACAGGTCGGGCTTGCGCCCAGACGTTACTGGCTTCGCGCCGCCGAACATCGGCTTGATCAACGCGACGTCCTGATCGTCGCCGTACGCGACGTTCAGTTCCTTCTTCACGCGCTTGATCAGCTCGGGCATGCCCATCTGCTCGGACCAGCAGTCGAGCACCATCAGGTGGCCGACGTTGTCCTTGTCGTGGAAGCTGCCGATTACGACGCAGGCCGTGCTGTCCGCGTCGCCGCTCTTCTTGTCGTACGTCGCCTCAGTGAATGCCGTGTCGAGTGACAGGATGATGTAGTCCAGTGCGGGCAGCGGCTTCTTGGCCGGCCACAGGCGGAAGTCGCTGCGCTTGACGATGCCGCTCTCTTCGGGGTCGATCAGCTCGCCGTACAACTCCTGACGGCCGAGCGTTGTTCCCTCGTACTGCTCCAGCGACGCGAAGAAGCTGTCGGGCAGGTTCGCCTTGTTGTCGAAGGTGGATCCACGCACGATGACGCGGCCCTCCTTCGGCAGGCTCAACCTGCGGATCAGTTCCTTTGGTTTGGGCGTCGTGGTCCAGAGCACCTGCGGCGTGTCGCCCAGACGCATGCCCATCATCAGCATGTCCCACGTCTCTTCGTCGTACTGCCATGCGGCAAGCTCATCGCACCACGCCCGTGTATGCTGAGGACCACGCAACCTCTCAGGCTTCTCTGCCGTGAAGCCGCGTATGGTCGACACACCACCTGCAACATTTCGCATCTTGATGATCATGTCAGTCTTGTTGTGTTCTACCAGCAGCTCGGGCGGCAGCACTGACAGGATGCCCGCCGGCCCTTCGAAGCAGGTGAATTTCACGTCCTGATAGGTGGGCGCGATGACGCAGCTATCGTAGCCGCTCGCATCTTCGAAGACTGCGCGCGTGACCCACTCGCTTCCCACTCTGGTTTTTCCGAAGCCGCGCCCGGCTAGGTAGCCGCACTCGGTCCAGTTCGACCGCCCCACGATCTGGTTCGGCCGGGCCGTCGATCGCCAGCGCCGCTGCCAGTCGAGGTGGACGCGCTGCTCGGGGCTGAGCTTTGACAGTAGTGCAGCGACGTCGGTCATTGCGATCGGTAGAGTGTCAGGGTCTCGCGCAGCTCATGATTGGCCGCGCGGATCTTGTCGTACCGCTCGTTCGCCAGATGCAGCGCGTGGTTGAGCGCGTACTTCTCGGTCGCGTGGATCTTCGCGTCGGCCTCAAGTTCGCGGATGCGACGCCACGGGCCGAGTGGCGCGCGCCAGTTGAAGCCGTGCGGCACGGCGAAGCTCAGGCGGCGCGTGTGCCGGTTCCATGTGATGTACCAACTGAACCACGGTGTCTTGACGATCGCGCCCTTGGCCTTCGGCTCCCACATAAGGTTGATGCCCGGCTTGACCAGCTCGGCTTCGCGGCGGCGATGTATCACGTCGGCACGTCCGTGTCGCGCAGCACCTCGGCGAGGTGCAACGTGAGCGCAGCATTCTCCGTGTTGCTCTCGATCTTGAGCGTTTCGTTTTCCTTGTTGCCGATGCTGACGTCCTGCTTGTTGCCGTAGCGCTTTGGGCTCCAGCAGGCGAGCAGCTTCAGGCGCGTGTCGATGCGCATCTTGCTGCGTTGCACGTGATCGCCGATGGCGGGCGTGTTGTCGGCGATGTCGAGGATGTCCTCGGCGAGGGCCTCGAAGCCCAAATCGCGCGCGTACGCGACGCGTGAGGCAAAGGAGGGGTCCGCGTTTATCCAGTCATACACAGTACGCCAGCTTGGCATATCATCCTGCCTGCACAGAACGCGCAGGGGCACACCATCGGTCAGCCCCTCGATGATACGCTCCTCGACCTCCGGGGTCCGTTTCGATTGGCGCTTGGCCATATTCTGCATGCTCCGTTCGGTTACACAGTGCTACCAGTCAATGCGCGCAATATACGCGCCGCGAAAACTATTGGCAAGGGGTCTCGACATTTTGCACCACGAGAAGGGCCAACTTTCCTACACCGCAACGCACCACGCAACCCGTGCAACATGCAACACGAGAGTGCCTAGAACGTAGTTCTAGAGGCCTACTCGGTGTTGCAGGTGGCG